GAAGAAGCGAAAAGAGCGATAAGAGAACTAGACGCAAGCGCTCAAGAGCCTAGTCTGACCAACATTGATGTCGGTCAGTTGAGCAATTAAATTCCCACGCAAGCGCTCAAGAGCCTGCAATGGCTCTGTGGGTCTACGAGCTGGAATACTCGTTAAACTTACCCTAGAAGCTTTCTGTAAGTATTCAGCTGCGTAGCGTGGGATAATCGTTACGTAGTTATAGAGCGAAATTTTTAGAAAGGGAAACATTCTCCTTTTTTCATAAAAATCTAAAGTCTGTTATCGCTCACAGATGATTATACAAGGCGTCGCTAATGCTTTAACACGACATCGTACGCCTGTGTCAAAAAACAAAGGAAAGAGAGGACTTTTCTCCACAAAAAAAGACGTCCATGCGAACGCCTCCATGATTAAATACCCAACAATATTATATCATGAATGGAGAGTTAGATGGGCAACATTCCGACAACAAAAGCTAATAATTTTTTGGAAGAATTAAAGACTATCCCACATCTCATAGAGACCCTTGAAAGAGACGCTAACCTAATGAGTCGGTCGCTTGTTAAGTCTCCTCAGTGGTCTGATATGCGAGTGTCTGGTGGGGTTAAACAATCACAGGAAGACAAAAACATAAAGATGCTGCATATGGTTAGCTATTATAGTGATCAGATTGAGCGTTTAAAAGACCGTCGACAAGAAATGGCTAATTTGATTGTGCAAAGCATGGGCATTTGTGAGAGTCACGTTTTACTCACGACTTATCTTGACTGTGATGGAGACTATGAGAGAGCCAGAGAACGCTTAAACATAGGAAATCGTAATAAATACTTTATGTTTGTTAGGCGAGGAAAGGAAAGTCTGGAATTGATACTAAAAAATACTAATTAGATACAAATTGATACTACATAATACTAATAGCTGTGTTAATATTGTAGTATAGCAAAATAGCAAGAAGAGATAACCTTTTAACCAATTTGCTATTTATTTAGTCGCCAACTTTAACTACGATCAAACTTGTTATTTTGTAGCCTGATGGCGGTACAGCGAGTTGAGACGACAACTGGGTATGCAGGTTCGATTCCGACTGTTCCTGTTTGATAAATAGAAGTGTCCCAAAATGGGGTAGGCAATAGGCTTAGCATTCATTTGCTATTTATCTATGGTTAACCAATTAGTCATCACATTGTGGTGACTTTTTATTATGTAAAAAAGGAATAAAACATGGAGTTTGTGGACAAAAAATTAAGTGAAATAACACCTTATAAAAATAACCCTAGAAACAATGATGAGGCTGTTGGACCAGTTGCTGAATCTATTAAAGAGTTTGGTTTTAAAGTGCCTATTGTCGTTGATAAAAACGGCGAAATCGTAAACGGCCACACTCGTTATAAAGCAGCCCAAAAATTAGGGCTAGAAACAGTTCCTGTTATTGTCGCAGATGACTTATCTGAAGAGCAAATTAAAGCGTTCAGACTTGCTGACAATAAAGTTGGTGAGATTGCGGTTTGGGATTTAGATTTGTTAAACGAAGAATTAAACGACATTTTAGACCTCGATATGTCTGCTTTTGGATTTGACGTTTTAGATAATTTAGATGATTTAATCGAAGATGAAAAAGATTTAGACGATTTTACAGGGACTGTGCCAGATGAGCCAAAGTCAAAACTTGGTGACATTTATCAACTTGGTAGTCACAAGTTGATGTGCGGCGACAGTACAAATGGAGCCGATGTTAAAAAACTTATGAATGGAGAATTAGCTGATTTACTACTTACAGACCCACCATACAACGTGGCTTATGAGGGTAAAACAAAAGATAGTTTAACTATAAAAAACGACAGTATGGATAATGACAGTTTTAGACAGTTCTTGGTTAATGCTTTTAGTTCTGCAAATGAAGTTATGAAGCCAGGCGCTGTTTTTTATATTTGGCATGCTGATTCAGAAGGCTATAATTTTAGAGGTGCTTGTTTTGATATCGGTTGGACAGTACGTCAATGCTTAATTTGGAATAAAAACTCAATGGTTCTCGGTCGCCAAGATTATCATTGGAAGCACGAACCTTGTCTTTATGGCTGGAAAGATGGCGCTGGTCACTTGTGGGCTTCAGACAGAAAGCAAACAACAGTTATTGATTATGAGAAACCTCAACGAAATGGCGTTCATCCAACAATGAAACCTGTCGGACTTTTTGATTACCAAATCAAAAACAACACAAAGGGAAGCGACATTGTCCTTGATTTGTTTGGTGGCTCTGGGACAACGTTAATTGCTTGTGAGTCAAATGGTCGTCACGCTAGATTAATGGAATATGACCCAAAATATGTAGATGTCATTATAAAACGCTGGGAAGAATTAACTGGAGAAAGTGTTATACAACTAAACTAAAAATCCCTTAAAACCGTTGACTTAACAGTGTTTCAGAGCTATCATGTGATCACAAAGACAAAGAGGTAAATAACATGCTAGTAACAAAAGTAATTCACAAAATCTAAAATATTGAACCAAGCGAAAAAGATTCGGCCTTAAAATATAGATACGCCAACGAACTTGAGTATCTCGTTTACAATCTGTTTTATAGCGCAATTAAAGAAATAACTGCAAAAAATATCAAAAATAACTTTTTTTATCAAGATGATCAAGCCTTTATTATTAATTGGCTAGGACTATAAAATAATTTTAAAAGGGTGAAAGCCTTTTTTTTATATTTAAAAGTAAGGAAGTGAGGCGATGGCAAATGAAGATAATTTGATACCAAACTCCAAACGAACCCCGAGCGAACTCCGAGAAATTGCAAAAAAAGGAGGCATAGCTTCCGGCAAAGCTAGGAGGGAAAAAGCGAATTTGAGAAAAGCTGTGGAGCTGGTGTTAGGATCAACTGTACCAAGCGCCTTGCTTCGAGAACAATTAGAACAATTGGATATTTCCCCCACAAATCAATCAGCTATTGCACTCAAGCTTGTGGAAAATGCTTTAAAGGGTGATGTTAGATCTGCAGAGCTATTAGCTAAAATTACAACTACCGAGGTCAAAGATAGCCTGGATAGAAAAGAACAAAGACAGCGAATTAAGGCCGCGGAGCTCGCCACAGACGAGCAACGAACGCGCATCGAGCTGCTTAAAGTCAAACTTGACGCAGAGAAGGGCGCTAAGCCTGATACTAGCTTAATGAGAGCCTTGTTAGATGCTGTGGAAGGAGGTGATTAGCCTTGGAGATTATCTTTTCAAATAAACAAAAAGACGTCATTAGACGCCCTTTTAACTACGAATTAGAGGTCAACGAGGGCACTTGACCCCTCGTAGCGGAAAGACCACAGCTGGGCATTTTCGTTATGCTAGGTATCTGATTGAGTCAGAAGATGAAAATCACCTTGTGACTGCTTATAATCAAGAACAAGCTTATCGTTTGTTTATCGACGGCGATGGTACGGGTTTGATGCATATATTTGACGGTAACTGTGAAATAAAACACGACGAGCGTGGAGATCACTTGTTAATCACGACACCAAAAGGCAATAAGCGCGTTTATTATAAAGGCGGCGGTAAAGTTAACAGTGTTGGTGCTATTACAGGTATGTCTTTAGGATCAGTAGTATTCTGCGAGATTAACTTACTGCACATGGATTTTATCCAGGAGTGTTTTAGGCGTACTTGGGCGGCTAAGCTACGTTATCATCTAGCAGATTTAAATCCCCCAGCACCTCAACATCCAGTAATTAAAGATGTCTTTGATGTTCAGAACACGAGGTGGACTCATTGGACCATGGATGATAACCCAATACTAACCGCAGAGCGTAAACAAAACATTATCAACAGTCTTAAAAAAAATCCATATCTATACAAACGAGATGTACTTGGACAGCGGGTCATGCCTCAGGGAGTTATTTATGGCCTTTTTGACACGGAAAAAAATGTTTTGGATGCTTTGATTGGCGAACCAGTAGAGATGTATTTCTGTGCAGATGGAGGTCAATCAGATGCCACCTCTATGTCTTGTAATATCGTAACAAGAGTTAGAGATAACGGTAGGATAAGCTTCAGACTTAATCGTGTAGCTCACTACTACCACAGCGGAGCTGACACTGGCCAAGTAAAAGCTATGTCAACCTACGCTTTAGAGTTAAAAGTTTTTATAGACTGGTGCGTTAAAAAGTATCAGATGCGCTATACAGAGGTATTTGTGGATCCTGCCTGTAAATCTTTGAGAGAGGAGCTGCATAAGTTAGGAGTATTTACTCTGGGAGCTCCGAACAATTCTAAAGATGTATCTAGCAAAGCAAAAGGTATTGAGGTCGGTATCGAACGCGGCCAAAACATTATCTCAGATGGCGCTTTTTATCTTGTTAATCATAGCGAAGAAGAGTATGACCACTACCACTTTTTAAAAGAGATAGGGCTGTACAGTCGTGACGACAATGGCAAACCTATTGATAAAGATAACCATGCCATGGACGAGTTTAGATACAGCGTCAACGTGTTTGTGCATCGGTATTACAACTAAAGGAGTTGCTTAAATGGGAGTAATCCAAAAAATAAAAAATCTTGTTACAAGGAGTAAATACGTGATGACAACGCAGAGTCTTACAAATATAACTGATCATCCTAAAATAGCTATCAGTAAGCTAGAGTACGATCGTATAACAACCAATCTAAAGTATTATAAGAGCGATTGGGATAGTGTTTTATACTTAAACACGGACGGCGAGACTAAAAAAAGAGATCTTAACCATCTACCAATTGCACGGACAGCTGCTAAAAAGATTGCCAGTCTAGTCTTTAACGAGCAGGCAGAGATTAAGGTTGATGATGATGCGGCTAACGAATTTATTAGTGAGACACTAAAAAACGACAGGTTTAATAAAAACTTCGAGCGGTATCTGGAGAGTTGTTTAGCGTTAGGCGGATTAGCTATGAGGCCTTATGTGGATGGTGATAAAGTTAGGGTAGCATTTGTTCAAGCGCCTGTTTTTTTGCCGCTGCAGAGTAATACGCAAGACGTTTCGAGTGCCGCCGTCGTCATTAAGTCCGTTAAGACAATCAACGGCAAAGAGGTCTACTATACCTTGATAGAGTTCCATGAGTGGCAGAGCTCTGATGATTATGTTATCTCAAATGAGTTATATCGCTCGGATGATAAAGCCAAAGTAGGTAGCCGAGTGCCGTTATCTGAGGTATACAAGGACTTAAAAGACGAGGCAAAAGTTACAGATGTGACTAGGCCTATCTTTACTTATCTCAAGACCCCTGGAATGAATAACAAGGATATTAATAGCCCACTTGGGCTATCTATCTTTGATAACGCCAAGACAACGATTGACTTTATCAATACGACCTATGACGAATTTATGTGGGAAGTTAAGATGGGTCAACGTCGAGTTGCTGTGCCAGAGAGTTTGACCGCTTTAACTGTTCGTACCGCTGATGGCGATGTTGTTCCAAGGCCTCGGTTCGAGTCTGATCAAAACGTTTATATCCGTATGGGCGGCAGGGATTTAGACTCAAGCGCAATACAGGACCTAACAACCCCTATTAGAGCTGATGACTATATCAAGGCTATCAACGAGGGCTTGTCGTTGTTTGAAATGCAAATAGGCGTATCCGCTGGGTTATTTAGTTTTGATGGCAAAAGCATGAAGACTGCAACAGAAATCGTCTCTGAAAACTCAGACACCTACCAAATGCGTAACAGTATTGTTACTTTAGTAGAGCAATCGCTAAAAGAGTTAGTTATCTCTATTTTTGAGATTGCTAAAGCTTATGATTTGTACCAAAGCGAAGTTCCAAGCATGGATAACATCAGCATAAGTCTTGATGACGGTGTTTTTACAGATCGAGACGCTGAGTTAGACTACTGGATAAAAGTTGTTAATGCTGGCTTTGGCACTCGTGAGATGGCCATCCAAAAAGTGCTAAACGTGACAGAGGAAAAAGCCCAAGAAATAGCTGCAGAAATTAATACTGGAATCGTTGACGAAATCAATCAACAGCGCACTGATACACATTTATACGGAGAGTGATTAGATGAAAAAGAAGCCTATTAAGTTAAATGACGAACAGCTTCTTTTGGAAGCTAGTCAGTTATCTGATATGTATCATCAGCTGACTCTTGATTTATTTGATCAAGTGATTGAGAGGATAAAAGCCAGAGGCTCAGCGAGCTTAGCCGATAATCCTTATCTTTGGCAAGCTAATAAGTTACATGACGTTGGACTGCTTAATGCAGATAACATCAAGCTTATTGCAAAGTATTCTGGCATTGCGGAAGCTCAACTTCGCTATATTATCAAGAATGAAGGATTTAAAATTTATAAAAACACGTCTGAGCAGCTAGAAGAGGCTCTAGGTAGAGAGTCTGGGGTAAACAGTACTATCCAAGACGACCTATCTAACTATGCTAGACAAGCTATTGATGATGTGCATAATTTGACTAACACCACCTTGCCATTTAGTGTTATAGGAGCTTATCAAGGGATAATCCAAGACGCTGTTGCTGGTGTGGTGACAGGCTTAAAAACGCCTGACCAAGCTATCAATCAAACTGTGATTAAATGGTTTAAAAAGGGGTTTTATGGTTTTACAGATAAAGCTGGGAGAAAGTGGAGAGCAGACTCTTATGCTCGTACCGTTATCAATACTACGACTTGGCGAGTCTTTAACGAAGCCAAAGAAGCCCCTGCTAGGGAGTTTGGCATTGATACCTTCTATTACTCAAAAAAAGCTACAGCTAGAGAGATGTGTGCACCTTTGCAACATCAAATTGTCACTACTGGCGAAGCGAGAGAAGAAGGAGGGATAAAAATCTTAGCTTTATCTGATTACGGGCATGGTGAGCCTGATGGATGCTTGGGAATCAACTGCAAGCACACTAAAACGCCGTTTGTCGTCGGTGTGAATAGTAAGCCAGAATTGCCAGAGCATCTAAAAAATATCACTCCTGCACAAGCTAAAGCTAATGCGAATGCGCAAGCTAAGCAGAGGGCAATCGAGAGATCAATACGTAAGAGTAAAGAGCTACTGCACGTTGCGAAGCAATTGGGTGATAAAGAGTTGATTAGGCAATATCAATCGGATGTTAGAAGTAAACAAGATGCACTCAATTATCTGATAAACAACAATGCCTTTTTACATCGCAATCAAGCCAGAGAAAAGCGTTACAATAATCCTTATACCAAAACTCAAAGTGAAGTCGAAGTTAGAAAAGAAAAAGCTAAATTAGATAAACGTAGGGATGTTGAAAGTGCTATAATAGGAGTAGAAACTAGTGAAGGGATACCGCTAAAAATAACAAAGCATTTAGCCGAAAGGGCGGTGCTGAGAAATATAGCACCTATTGATATTGTCGATTCTATAAAAGAACCGTTGAAGATAGCTCCTATTAAGTACGATAACCTTGATAGACCTTCCCAGAAATACATTGGTAAGTGTGTCTCGACAGTAATAAACCCGATAGACGGAAATATTGTTACAGTTCATGCTACTAGCACGAGAATCCGCAAAAAATATGGAGGAAATTGATGAAATTAAAAAGTATTTTAAATGATAGTCAAATCGATTTTGTCAAAAATGAACTTCCGGGATTACCTGTGGATATAGATGTTAATTCCGAAAAGTATGATGTTTTTTGTGAAGGTATAGAGACTTACTACCAGACAGAAAGCTTTGATGAAAAGTACAATATAACAGCTAAAGGGAAACTAGCTGAGAGTATTATTGATTTACTGACTGATAAAGGTTATTGGTGACTAGTACACCAAACTACGACTTATTAAATCTAGAGCATTTAGCTAAAAGCTAGGTGCTTTTTTGTACTTAAAAAATAGGAGGGAACATGAATAAACGCATTAAGAAAAAACGTAAACTAGAAACAGCAGTTGTGATGCTTGTTGCAGAAAATGCCATGCAGGTTGAAGCAATTAAAAATCAAAACAAACAAATCATGGAGCTAAAATCAATCGTTCAACGAAACGCTCTGGCAACAAACGAAGAGTTAGCGACTGTTAAAGCTGCTACTTTAGATAACCAATCAGTTATCAAGGCAATTGGTGACACGGTTGACTATATTAAGAAAAACTACAAACGGAAGTGGGGGAAATAAAGTTTAACCGTGTCGAATTCGACCCCTTTAGAAATCAAAGTCGTAGCAATACGGCTTTTTATTATGCCTTTATCCGCAGGCGTTAAAGAACGGAAATCAGCGACCTATCGCATTTATAGGAGGGAATGCACATGGAAAATGTGACAAACGAAAATGTCGACCAAGAGACTACTGACTTGGAAAATAATCAACAAGAAGATAAAGCATTTACACAAGATGATCTCAACCGAGTGGGAACTAAAGAGCATTCTAAAGGCTATAACAAAGCAGTTAAAGACTTGGGTTTTGATGATGTAGAGTCTGCCAAGGATGCACTAAAAGCCTTCCAAGAGTGGCAAGAGTCACAAAGAAGCGAGTCAGAAAAACAAACAGAAATCTTGAATGCTAAAGACAAAGAGCTTGAGGAAGCTCGGGCAAACAATAAGGCTCTTAATGCAAAGCTAGCAGCAATGTCTTTAGGTGTGAACGCTGAATCTATTGATGATGTGATTGCACTATCTGAGCGTCTTGTCACTGACGAGACAAGCATAGAGGATGCAATCAAAACGGTTTTGGGTAAGTATCCTCACTTTGGCCAAACAAAGGATAAAGCTCCCAAAATCACAGTGGCAGGCAACCCGTCTGCTGATAACGGACAAGGTTCGGTGTCTAAGGAAGATTTTTCGAAGATGTCTTACCAAGAAAAACTGAACCTAAAACTAAAAAATAAGAGTCTTTATGACCAATTGAAAGGAAATTAAAAAATGGCAGTAGGAACAACTAAAATGGCACAAATGCTAGACCCAGAGGTTCTAGCGGATATGATTGACGCAGAAGTAGGAAAAGCGATTCGCTTTGCTCCTCTTGCAGAAGTAGATACAACCTTAGAAGGGCAACCAGGTACCACACTAACAGTACCTAAGTGGGATTACATCGGTGACGCGGAAGACGTGGTCGAAGGAGAAGCTATCCCAATGACTCAACTTGGATTTAAAAAGACCACAATGAAAATCAAAAAAGCGGGTAAAGGTGTAGAAATTACTGACGAAGCTATTTTATCTGGATATGGCGATCCAGTAGGCCAGGCAGCCAAGCAAATCGTAGAAGCTATTGACCACAAAGTTGATGCGGATGTATTGACTGCCCTTAGTGGTTCTACTCAAACCGTTAGCGCTCCTGCTTCTGTTGAGGGAGTATCTCAAGCGCTCGACATCTTTAACGATGAGGACGATGCTGAGACAGTTATTGTCATGAACCCAGCAGATGCATCTACTCTACGTTTAAATGCTACGAAGGAGTGGCTAGGTGCTACCGAAGTTGGGGCAAATCGAATTGTATCTGGCGTGTATGGCGAAGTTTTAGGGGTACAAATTGTGCGCTCTCGTAAGTGTCCTAAAGGGACTGCTTACATGGTCCGCAAAGGAGCTTTGCGCATTATGCTTAAGCGTAATACAATGGTTGAGACAGACCGAGATATCACAAAAGCAATTAATCAAATTGTAGCCAATAAGCATTATGGTGTTTATCTTTATAAAGCCGAAAAAACAGTTAAAATTACAATCACAGAGGCCAAGAAGAACGAGAAAAACTTTGAGATGTAGAGGTGGTATATGAACAAATATAAATCAAGGGTAGACTTTACAAGCAAAGCTGAAGGGGTCTCATGTTCAAAGGGACAAGTTGTTGAATTAGACGAAGCAATTGCTAATCAGATTAATGATAAATCCTTTGAAAAATACGCTGATTATGCACCTTTCTTGGATCTTGTCGAGCAGAAAAAACAAACAGTTGCTGATATCAAAAAAGCTTTAGAAGAAAAAGGTATTGATTACCCGTCCAAGGCTACCAAAGAGGAGTTGTTAGCGTTACTAGCGGAATAGATAGCCGCTTTATTCTGGGGGAGGTGGTTAACATCACTTTTTTGACACAAAAAGAATTTGTAGACTTAGGTTTTGATGAGGTAGAAGATTTTGAAAAAATGGAAAAACGCGCTGGCCACATTATCAATCTTTACTGTCGTAATCGCTATGATTACAAAGATTTTAAAAATGAAATAGCTCTAGTACAAAAGGCTGTAAAACGAGCAATCGCTTATCAGGTAGCATACCTAAACGACTCAGGAGTGATGACAGCAGAGGATAAGCAATCCTTTGCTGGAATATCTCTAGGGCGGACAAGCATTAGCTATACTGTCGGTCACGGCCAAAGTAGTCAGCAAAAAACTTTGGCGGACAGGTTTAATCTTTGTCTGGACGCTGAAAATGAGCTACTGGCTGTCGGATTAGGGTATACAGGTATTAGCTATGATCGATAAAAGATTGCTTATTGACAAACTGCAGGTAAAACTTGTCAAAGAGAAAGGAGACTATGGAGGGTTTGTCTATGACGAACCTTTCATACTTTCCCCAGTTAGATTTGACCGAAATCTCTCGACCGCAGGTAAAGATAATGCAAGGCAAGAGACTAAGCCGTCAGTTATCTTTATTTATCCTAAATATTGCAAGGTTGCAGCTGATAGGACGTGGGTTGATGCTGCAGTACTTGATGGTAATACAGAGTACATTGTTGATAAAGTGATACCAGTCTATCACCCACTAACAAACAAGGTTTTTTGTTATGAAGTGGAGGTCATTTAATGACGAAGATAGTGGTAGAGTTGGGAGGCATTAAACGTAAAGTATCTCCTCAGGCGCTTGCTAGAGGGAAACTCGTCATGAACAACCAAGTCATGATGTCCATGAATCCCTATGTACCATACAGGGATGGCGCTCTTAGGGGTAGCTCAAGAGCTAATAGTATGGGGGTAATATGGAGCGGGCCGCATGCAAGGGCTCAATTTTATGGTGGTGCATACAACAAGTACAAGTCCTTTAAATTTAAAAAGTACACAACACCAGGAACAGGTAAACGATGGGATAAACGTGCACTAGCCAACGCTACAATCGTCAAGGATTGGGAAAAATCCTTACTGAGAGGAATGGGATTTAAATGACAAATGACTTTGCAACTGTTTTGAGGCAATTTATAGAAGGCTTAGACTTAGGGTTAAAGCCCAGACTTGACTATCTAACAAGACAAGAAGATTTAGCCATTTATCCAATGCCAGGTGGGAAGGTAAATAACGAGTACATGGACGGTACTCGTGAGATAAGCCTGCCTTTTGAGATTGCAATCAAAACTAAAAATCAGGAGTTAGCAAGCACTGTGATGTGGACTATTAACAGTGCTTTGTCTAACTTTGACTTAAAATTACCAAGTCTTAATCATTCGTACACATTTATTAGCCTTGATGTCGAAAAGCCGTTTTTAAATGACTTAAGCGATCAAGGCTTTTATATTTATGTGCTGGATATTACAGCACACCTAGAAATAGAAGGGAAAAACTAATGGCAAGACAAAAGAACGCCTTACGCGGGCATTTTATCGCACCATACAAAACAGGAAAATCAGAAACAGAGGTTACTGATGAGACCGTTATGGAATTAGCAAAATGGATTAAGGATATTTCCGATGATACCGACGAAAAGACAGAAGATGAGGCTTACTATGACGGAGACGGGACAGAAGAAACAACCGTTGTAGGAGTTAAGGGAGCGTATACTTTCGAGGGGACTTATGACCCAGAAGACAAAGCCCAAGCCCACATTGCAAGTCTTAAGTATAAGCTAGGAGATGAGCGAAAAGTATGGCATTTAATTGTAGCAGCAGACGGTAAAAAACAATGGTTGGGCGTAGCAACAGTAACAGAAATTATTGCTGGGTCTGGAGCTGCGGCAGATTTTGAAGCTTTTGGTTGTAAGATCACCTACAATACTTTACCAAAAGAAAGTTCAGAAATGACGCTAAAGAAAAAAGAGAATAGTTTCGAGATGTAATAGAGTCAGCGTAAGCTGACTCTTATTTATAAGGAGATGACATGTCAATAATTAATATTGATCTTAAGCGTACAGGCTTCCCTGTAAAAATTGGAGTAATTGAACTTTGGTTCGACACCAGTCAGGAGCGGCTACTTGAGTTTTTTGATGTAGAGGCCGAGGTTTCACGTCGTTTTAACGAGTACGAAAAACAGATTATTGAAGCAAACCTCAGCAAGAGAATTGAAGACGAAGGGCTCACCAAAGAAGTTGCTAAGGGCGCTTTAGATTTAGAAACAAAATACCTAGAAATTAATTACGACCTGCTATTTGGAGACGGAACTTTTAATAAGCTTTATGAAACTTACCCTGACAAAGAGGCGCTCGAGAGCACTCTTGAAGTTGTCTCTAGGGAAATTGAGCAAAAGCTGAATGAATTAAAAATCAAACGCCAAAAAATAGTCGAAGAAAAGGTGAAAAAATACAAAAAGAAGTGAGGTAGCTTATGAAACTAAACGATCCATTAGTAAAGTCGTTTGAGTTTAGGGGCGAAACTTACTCCATTAATTTGAGTTTTAACAAGGTTTTAGATGTCTTTGACGTCATTGATGATGATTTTTTAAACGAAACAGAAAAGTGTTTTTTGTGTCTTGATATTTTATTAGATAGGGCAGACCTACCTTTTGCCCATGCTGTAGATCTTTGGGTTTACATCAAAAATAATTTTATTGATATGGGAAAGCCTGAGAAGCCTCAGCTTGACATTAAAGGAAATCCGATGCCTGTAGCAAAAGAAGATAACAAAAAAGTCATTGATTTTAGTCTAGATGCTGAATTTATCTATGCGAGTTTTAGGCAAGCCTATCAAATCAATCTTTTAAAAGAGCAAAACAAGTTATCTTGGATTGAATTCAAGGCTCTTTTAAATGCCCTGCCTGAAGATACTATTATGCAACGTATTATAGCCATCAGACAGTGGGAAGATGATGGTGAAGGCAGTAAAAAATACAGAGATAACATGCGTAAGCTAAAGGCTAAGTACAGTTTAGATGAAGGAGAGGAGGAAGACGATGGCAGCTGATGGTAAGGTAACGATACTTGTTGACGTTGATGGTAAGCAGGTAAAGGTACTCAATAGTGAGTTAGATAAAGTTGCCAAGCACGGTGACAAAGGCAGCTCCTCTCTTAAAAAATTTGCGGTTGGTGCGGGAGTCTTTAAATTAGCTTCGGCTGCAGTTGATTTGGTTAGTCAATCTCTTGGCAAGGCTATCACAAGATTTGACACGCTTGAAAAATATCCAAGGGTCATGAAAGCTATGGGGCATAGCGCTGAGTATGTTGCTAGATCAACTGATAAGTTAGCGAACGGAATTGATGGACTACCAACAACTTTAGACGAGGTTGTCGGAACCGCTCAACGTTTGACCTCTATTACTAAGGATATCAATAAATCAACTAATCTCACACTAGCATTAAATAATGCCTTTTTAGCTTCAGGAGCTTCATCAGAGGCTGCAAGCCGAGGGCTGGAGCAGTATGCCCAAATGTTATCAGCTGGTAAGGTTGATATGCAAGCTTGGAAAACCCTCCAAGAAACAATGCCTTATGCCTTGCAACAAACTGCGGAAGCTTTTGGATTTGCAGGGGCATCAGCTCAAAAGGATTTTTATGAGGCATTAAAAAACGGGCAAATAACATTTGACCAATTTTCTAATAAGTTGATTGAGTTAAATGATGGTGTCGGCGGTTTTGCAGAACTAGCCAAAGAAAATAGTAAAGGGATTGAAACCTCTTTTAACAACATCAAGAACGCTATTGCAAAAGGTGTGGCCAATAGCATTAAGGCTTTGGATGATTTATCTAAGGCTGCAACAGGTAAGGGCATAGCTGATCATTTTGATAGTTTGAAAGTTGTTATCAATGCCTCTTTTAGCGCCATCAATGCAAGTATTAAAGCTAGTACACCGCTATTTAAACTTTTGTTTAGTGTTATTGGTGCTGGAATATCAGTCGTCAAAGCTCTGTCGCCTGCCCTAGTTGGTGTAACATCTGGTCTAGCTGCCATGAGGGCAGTTAATGAGACTATAACAATGATTAAAGCGCTAAATAGAGCTTGGGTTATGGCATCTTCATCAATGAGTATTGGAGCAACAACCATTAAGACTGTGACTGCGGTACAAGCGGTAAGTACCACGATGACTAAAGCAGATATGGTTGCAAGACTATCTCAGTTAGGTGTCTTAAAAGCCAGTACCGTGATTTATGGTGTTATGACAGGCGCTATCAGTTTATCTACTGCTGCAACCATAGCCAGTACTGCTGCGGTAACTGCGTTAAAAGCAGCACTTGTAGCCTTAACAGGTCCCGTTGGTTGGGTAGTTGGAGCTATCGGTGCTTTAGTTGCTGTCGGAGTAAGCTTATGGTCATGGCTAACTAAAGAGTCAGACGAGACCAAAAAGCTGAAAAAAGAGCAGGAGGGGCTAGTCGAAAGCAACAAACAGCTAAGAGATTCTGTCCGTGAGGGCGTGCAAGAGCGTAAGAAGGGCCTTGAGTCCGTCAAAGAGAGCACTGCAGCTCATCAAAAATTAGCTGACGAAATCATTAAGTTAGCCGCCAAAGAAAACAAAACTGCTGGCGAAAAACAAAACTTAAAAAATAAGATTGATCAGCTTAATGGGTCTATTGATGGCTTAAACTTGGCCTATGACAAAAACTCCAATTCTCTTTCTCACAATGCAGATCAAATTAAGTCACGCATTAGTGCCATGGAAGCAGAAAGCACATGGCAAACAGCACAACAAAACCTGTTAAATATTGAACAGAAACGTAGTGAGGTTAGTAAAAAGCTAGCTGAAAATGCCGAGCTACGTAAAAAGTGGAATGAAGAAGCTAACGTCTCCGACTCTGTCCGAAAAGAAAAGATTGCCGAACTCACAGAAGAAGAGGGTAAGCTTAAAAATATGCAGACTCAATTGCAGGAGGAGTATAACAAGACATCAGCTACTCAACAAGCTGCTGCAGACGCTATGGCTGCCGCTGAAGAATCAGGATCAGCAAGACAGGTTATAGCGTACGAAAATATGTCAGAAGCTCAACGAACTGCCATAGACAATATGCGCACTAAGTACTCTGAACTTTTAGAGACAACGACATCTATTTTTGATGCTATCGAACAAAAGACTGCTCTGTCAGTGGAGCAAATGAATGCCAACCTTGAAAAAAATAGAGCTGCTACTGAACAATGGGCTACGAATTTGGAAATTTTAGCTCAGCGTGGTGTAGACCAAGGCATCTTGGAACAGCTTAGGCGGATGGGACCTGAGGGGGCAACACAGACACAGGTTTTTGTGGATGCCACAGATGCCGAGCTAGCACCCTTGCAGGAAAACTTTAGAGCAGCCACAGAAACTGCTAAAAATGCAATGGGGAGCGTTTTAGACTCAGCAGGTGTGGAAATGCCAGAAAAAGTTAAAGGGATGGTCACTAATGTTTCTACGGGATTACAGGCGGAACTGCAAGCTGCTAACTTTGCTCAACTTGGTCAAGAAATCCCTAATGGGGTTTCTCAAGGTATAAGTCAAGGGGCAGGTAAAGCAAGTGACGCAAGTGTCAAAATGGGTCAAGAAGTTAAACGCTCTTTCCAAGGAGAGTTGGGTATCCACTCGCCATCGCGAGTATTTACTGAGTACGGTGGCCATATTACTGATGGCTTGAGTAATGGTGTGACAAATGGAACGTCAAAAGTTATGCAAACCATGCAGAGCTTGGCTCAACAGATGTCTCAAAAAGGACAGCAGATTGTTAATGACATGCGTAGCAAGTCGAACCAAATCACAGATGCTTTTAGCACGATGAGTGGTCCAATGCACTCTCATGGTGTTAATGCCATGCAAGGTTTGGCCAATGGTATTTATGCAGGGTCGGGGGCAGCTTTAGCGGCAGCTCAAAGCATTGCGGCACGTATCACCGCAACAATTCAAAGTGCCTTAGATATCCACTCGCCATCTCGTGTTATGAGGGATGAGGTTGGACGTTTTATCCCTCAGGGTATCGCTGTAGGTATTGATGCGGATAGAAAAGTCATTGACTCATCTATGCAAAAGCTAAAAGAGTCAATGACGATTAATGCGACCCCAGAAATAGCCTCTGGATTTGGCGGAGGAGTTGCGGGGATTGCTAATCAGACCACAAATAACTCAAATAACAGTTTTACCCTTAATGTCAAGGTTGATGAATCCGACGGTAATAGCCGCGAGAAATATCAACGCTTATTCAGAGAATTTAGCTGGTATATTCAACAACAACAAGGAAGGTTAGGTGATGTTAAATGACAGCTTTTATCAAGTTTGATGGTAAAAAATCTTCAGATTTTGATTTGAGAATTATTAATGACGTTGAGCATGACTCGTCCTTTTACGATGTTGATCAAGTTAAGGTACCTGGTCGTGATGGTGTGGTTTTAAAGGACAATAAAAGGCTTGAGGCTATTGAACGGTCTTACCCTTTACGTCTATATAGCAAAAGACGACTCACCGAAGTAGAAACTGACATAAGCAATTGGCTGAATGTAAAAGGTTGGAAAGACTTAGAGTTGTCATGGGAGCCTGATTATATCTATAAAGCAACACATATCACCCCTTTTAGCATAAAGGAGGTTTTAAGGAATTTCGGCAGACTGAAAATCAACTTCTTAATCCACCCTATCAAATATTTAAAAACAGGTAAGCAAGAGGTGCCTCTCGTTAATGGCGGTACTCTACAAAATCCCGGCAATGTTCAAGCTAAACCTATCCTAAAAATCAAAGGCACAGGCAATGGTGTTTTAACCATTAATGACTTTGAGACAGGACTTGAAAATGTGCAGGGCGAGCTTGTTATAGATATGGAAAGGCACCTAGTCTATAAAGATGTCCTATCTGCTTGGGATAATATCGTAAGAACAGAACGCCACCGCATGCCGTTATTTGACGTTGGACAAAATAAAATCTCGTGGACTGGTAGCTTTACAATTACCGCAGTGCCAAACTGGGGGGTTAAAGTATGATACCAGTTTTGTATGAGGCTAAGGAAACCAAGTTTAGGACTTTTGGTCTCGGTGAGATTGCGGATGCTTATGAGGTTAAAGCCACTCGTGAGCGCAATGGTAATTACTCACTGTACATCAAATATCCGCTAGATGGTGTCTTTGCCTCAGTTTTTAAAGAGGAAATGAAGATTAAGTCTGACGCTGGTCGTAGAACCAAATGGCAGACTTTTGAGATTAATCGGGTACTACGAAATAGTAAAGACCACATCGAGATTTTTGCGCGTCATATCTCTATGCGCACACAGGATATTGCTTTAAAACCGTTTGTAAACGGTGCGAGCGTAGGAGCCGAATCAGCTTTAGAAATCTGGAAGAAAAACCTTGTCGGTGATGATAAGTTTGACGTTAAAAGCGACATCTTAACGCTTGGTAGCTTTAACTGGGAAATTGATAAAATCGGCAATGCCCGTGGTGCTCTAGGAGGTGTCGCTGGCTCTATCCTAGATGTTTACGGTGGTGAGTACGAGTTTGACAACCGTACAATCATCTTACGCAAGCAAATGGGGCGTAAAGCTCCCACGGTATTGGAGTATGGCCGTAATATCGTCAGCGTAGAGGAGGAGCGCTTGCTAGATGGCAATTACACCTCTATCTATCCTTACGTAAGATATACGCCACAACCAAAACCGCAAGAGGAAGCCCCTGGTAAGCCGCATGTAGGCGAGCATAAACAACCCGAAGAACAGCTGGTGACATTGCCTGAATTTATCCTAGATGGTCAATATCTCAGCTTATATGCTCAGCGCAGAATCCAAATGGTTGATTTATCAAGTCATTTTAACGATGACAAAAATAAAAAAGAGCCAACAGTCGAAGAAATTAGAAAGCTGGCTCAGAAATACCTTAAGGATAATAACGTAGGCGCCCCTAAAGTCAGTATCGAGGTTGATTATATTGACTTGTCACAAACACTTGACTACCAAGATTTTAGGGTCATGGAAGAGGTTGAGCTTTGCGACATTGTACCGCTTTATTATCCAAAGTTTGGCATCACGACTGAGTCTGAAAAAGTAGTTAAGATTGTCTATGACGTCTATACAGATAGCAATCACACAATCAAATTAGGTACGATTGGTCAATCAATCTCTAAAAGTTTGACTGGTGGTGTTTCTGAACGTATTAATGCGTTGGAAAATAATCAAAAGGTAATTACTAACAACCAAAAACAATTTGAACTCAATCTGCCTAAATACCTCAATGACATCAATGGTAAACGCGTTTGGTACGAAAAACCAGATGACAATATTGAGCATAAGATAGGCGACTACTGGTTTGAGAAAAATGGGAAGTATCAGCGCACATGGATTTGGGATGGCAATCAATGGGTCAAAGTACTGGATACAGAGGACTTAAACCCCAATCAACGAGCTTTTGATGAGGCGATGGCGGAAATCGAAAAAGCTAAAAAAGCGCAGGAAGAAATTAACCAGCGTACTGACAAAGAGCTAGAGGAATTCCGAGCCACCCTCAAAAACCTAGCGTTACCAGAGGAAGCGATTAAAAAAATCACCGAGGCTATCAAAGTTGATGACATCCCGTCTATTAAACAAAGCTTTGATGACCTCAAAAATAGAGTGAGTGAGACAAGCGAAGAATCTCGTTTAACTGCCGAAATTTTAGGAAACAACGGTAAAACCCGCTACAACAAAAATTTATTGGTTGGTGAGCCTAATCGCACGAAGTCTTACGACCAGGATTACATCGAGGTAGAAGCCAACGACGGTGGTTTCAAGCGTGGCGAGACCTATACGATTAGCTTTAGCCAGACATGTGAGCCACTCAAAAAAGTGACTATCACGCTGGCACAGGCTAACAACAAGGGAGTTAAGTTAGTGCTGACACCTACCAAGGCTAAGATGGAAGCACAGACGTTTGAGGTCGCTAAGGATAAACAGTCTATAGAGGTTTATCCTTTGAGCTATAAAGGCGTTTTAACAGGCGACTGGTATAAATCTAAGCAAATAGATTTAACCGCGTCAGAGGCGCAAATTTTAGCTCTGGAGATGGCTTATAAAGAGGTTGTGGATGGTAAAAATGCTGATTTAGTTTTGGATTGGGCGGAAAACCCAGATATTATTTTTGACGGAAACGGAGGTATTTAATGTCAAAAGAAGTTGCATCAGCAAGGATACAGCATAGAGGCATGACCACACAAGGGTGGGAATCAAGTTCCGATATTTTAATGGAGCGAGAAATTGGAATTGACATGTCTACGGGTTACCCAAAAGTTGGCGATGGTAAAAATAAGTTCAAGGACTTAAAAGACTTGCGTGGTCCTATGGGACCTCAAGGTCCTACAGGAGAAAGAGGCCCAATTGGCCCAACAGGTCCGATTGGCAAGACTGGAACGACAGATTATAATCAACTCCAAAATAAACCAAATCTAGATGCGTTTGCACAAAAAAAAGAAACTAATAGTAAAATCACCAAATTAGAATCAAGCAAAGCAGATAAAAGCGCTGTTTACTCAAAAGCTGAATCGAAGCAAGAGCTTGACAAGAAATTAAATCTCAAAGGCGGCGTCATGACAGGTCAACTACAGTTTAAACCTAATAAAAGTGGTATTAAACCCTCATCTTCCGTAGGAGGAGCGATTAACATTGATATGTCTAAATCGGAAGGTGCTGGTGTTGTTGTCTATTCTAACAATGATACCAGTGATGGGCCGTTAATGAGCTTGCGGACGGGTAAAGAGACCTTCAACCAATCAGCGCTTTTTGTCGATTACAGCGGTAAGACTAATGCCGTTAATATTGTGATGCGTCAGCCAACCACCCCCAATTTTTCATCGGCGCTTAATATTACTAGCGACAATGAAAATGGTAGTGCAATGCAGCTACGAGGGTCAGAAAAAGCACTAGGAACGCTAAAAATTACTCACGAAAACCCAAACGTTGAGGCAAATTACGATGAAAACGCTGCAGCGTTATCTATTGATATCGTTAAAAAACAGAAAGGCGGAAAAGGTACTGCTGCTCAAGGAATCTACATTAACTCAACATCAGGCACAGCTGGTAAAATGCTCAGAATCAGAAATGAAAATAAAGACAAATTTTATGTAAATCCAGATGGTGGCTTTTGGTCATGTGCAAATTCAACTGTAACTGGTAATCTAACAGTTAAAGATCCAACATCTGAAAAACATGCTGCGACTAAAAAATACGTAGATGAAAAAATTGCTGAGTTAAAAAAACTCATACAAAAAACAGATTAAGGAGGATAAATGAGTAGAGACCCAACACTTTTAATAGACGAGTCAAATTTAACGATCGGCTCAGATGGACGTGCTTATTATACATTTACGGCTGATGATAACACAAAAAGCGTTAAAATAGCCAACGACAAATGTATCGGTACAACTCGCTTTAACCAGCTCATGATTGAGCGAGGAGATAAGCCAACTAATTACGTGGCGCCCGTGGTTGTCGAGGGGACAGGTAATCCGACTGGACTATTTAAAGACCTCAAAGAGCTTAATTTAGAGCTGACAGATACTGCTAATTCCCAGCTTTGGTCAAAAATCAAGCTGACTAACCGTGGTATGTTGCAGGAATACTACGACGGTAAGATCAAGACCGAGATAGTCAACTCCGCCAGAGGTGTCGCTACACGTATCAGCGAGGATACTGATAAAAAGCTAGCGCTCATCAATGACACCATTGATGGTATCAGGCGTGAGTATCGAGATGCTGATAGGAAGCTATCCGCAAGCTATCAGGCAGGCATCGAGGGGCTAAAAGCCACAATGGCCAATGATAAAAT